TGAGAATGACTTTAAGAACAACGACGGGAGTCAGCCCGCCGGGGTGCGCAAGACGGAAGCCATGTTTTACTATAAACTTGGCGCGCCAAAGTGGTTCGTCCGAGAATTCGCGGCAAATACCAGTGTACGGATATTCACACGGTATGGGGTCAAAGGCAAGGTTGTGGGGCAACGTTGGTCAGGGGAGGTTACAACCACCACTGGCAACGGATACGTAAACACATGCGTCAGCCTTGCTTCTATGATCCACGCGGGTGTCGAGGAGTCTACCATTTTGGTGTACGGGGATGATAATCTAACGTTCACTACGCAAAACCGAGAGGCGATTGCTGAATCTTTCGGAGTGGTGAGCGAGGGCATTGGTATGAAGAGTGAAGTGAAAGTCGTTGAGAAACGTGAACAAGCCACGTTCCTACGTAAGCGCTTTGTACCTAGTGTCAAGAAAACATTCCCCGTGCCATCATTTGGTCGTGTCGTGAGCAAATTGCCTGTTCGTGCAAATTTCAACAAACAGGTGAAGGATGAAGATTACATGGCAGGCAAGGTTTTGTCTGCCGCGTATGAACATCGCCACATAACCTCTTTACGCACTCTCCTACTGGAAACGGCTGACCAGTTATCGTCTACCCCATATTTGGATATGAGGAATCAAGCGATGGCTTACAAGTATACTGCGGAGGAATTGAAGGAAATGACTACTAACGCCGAAGTCATTGATGCGGACATGCTCGGGAGCTTCCTACACTCTGTCTATGGGTTGTGGGAGCCTGATCTCGTTGATTGTTACGTCTCTGTCTGTGATGGTATTCTAGGATACCAGCGCGTCAACTCAGGCAAAGGCAACCGCACCAGTCGAGACGGACCCATGTTAGCCCCTAAGATACCGAGGGCTTTATGGGACACTAAGTTTGAGTCACTCGTTCAAGTTGATGTTTCTCTGTAGTGTGACTTGATTCAAGTCCGGGGTTATTGCGTTCCCCGTTAACAAATGTTATCCCACCTACGCACAAG